ACTGGAGAGAAGAATACAAACAGTATACAAGTAACAAACGTTATCTTGAACTGTTAGAGAATGGTCCTAAACAACTATCTCAAGCATGGGTGTTGGGTGCATTGTATAATGAATGGAAAAAGATAAAAGGATATGATAAACTAGACCCAGTTGTAAATGAGAATGAAGGTCAAATGCAATCAAGTTTAGCAGATTGGGAGAAGAGTATAAAAAAGTATAAAAAATGAAACTCAAATTACCTAAGAAAAAATTATTTCAAGATGCACTTAAAAACAATAAGTGGCCAGTCAATTGGTTTGACCAGAAAAAAGAAAAGGAAAAAGAAAAGGAAAGAAAAAGACAAGAAAAAATATCTAAACTATATCCAAAAAAATGAATAACAAATATATTTTTGATGTTGATGGAACATTGACACCTGCTAGACAACAGATTGATCATGATTTTGAAAAATATATGCTTGACTTTTCTGATAAAGAAGATGTCTATCTTGTCACAGGTAGTAATAGAGAAAAAACCATAGAACAAATTGGAAATAAATTATTCCAAAAAGCAAAGAGAGTTTATAACTGTTCTGGTAGTGATGTATATGAGGGAGATATAAATGTCTACAGAGATGAGTGGGAGATACCTAGTGATGTAGAAGAATTTTTAATGGATGAATTACATCATAGTAAGTTTCCAGTTAGAACTGGAACACATATAGAAAGAAGACCTGGTGGAATCAATTTTAGTATCTTGGGTAGAGGTCAAGGAGTTGTATTAGAGGAGAGAGATGAGTATGTTAAATGGGATAGAAAACATGATGAAAGAAAAAATATAGCAAGAAAAATAAAAGAAAGATTTCCTGATTTGGAAGTACAAGTTGGTGGTCAAACTGGTTTAGATATTTCACCATTAGGTAGAAATAAAGGACAGATATTAAGGGATTTTGGTAAAGATGATTTCATATATTTTTATGGAGATATGATGGCAGAGGGACAAAATGATTTTCCTCTAGCAAATGTTATAAGGACTAAGAAATTAGGATTTACATATCATGTACATAGTTATGAACATACATGGGATATCTTAAATCTTCATATACCAAATAAAACCAAATAAAAAAGTGGCACACTAAATGTAGATTAGTATATACATACAAGTATAATAAGGGTATAGATAAATGATTTAATTATGACTGCACCCTTTGAAATTAAAATGACAGAAAAAGAAGCATTTGATGGTTTAAAATCCAATTATGGCACAGAGTTTACTGCTGCTGATGTCAGAGCATTTTGTGCTATGAATGATATTGGTTATTCAACTGTTACAGGAAAGATTAAACAGTATAAAGTTGGTAAGGGAAAGTGGAATCTCAAAGTGACTCCTAAAGCAGTTAAGAGAATAGAGAAAGCATTTGAAGCACCTGCTGTAGTTCCACAGTCAGAACAGAATCTAGTTCCAGATACAGATAATACTTTTGTTAAGTTTGGTCCTTTCACTGATATTAAGAAGATAATTTCATCTAAGATATTCTATCCTACATTCATCACTGGACTATCAGGTAATGGTAAGACATTTGGTGTAGAGCAAGCATGTGCACAGTTGAAGAGAGAACTTATCAGAGTCAACATCACTATCGAGACAGACGAAGACGATCTTATCGGTGGATTCAGACTTGTCAACGGTGAGACAGTATGGCACAACGGTCCTGTCATCGAAGCACTTGAGAGAGGTGCTATCCTTCTTCTTGACGAAGTTGACTTAGCATCTAACAAGATACTTTGTCTACAATCTGTTCTAGAAGGTAAAGGTTTATTCTTGAAGAAGACAGGTCGCTATGTAGAGCGTCGTCCTGGTTTCAACATATTTGCTACAGCAAATACAAAGGGTAAAGGTTCTGAGGATGGTAGATTCATCGGTACTAATGTATTGAACGAAGCATTCCTTGAGAGATTTGCCTTGACATTCGAGCAAGAGTATCCTACTGTTGCTACAGAGACAAAGATTCTTGAGAAAGCATCAGCATCACTTGCTGTTCTTGACAAAGAGTTCTGTTCTCATCTCGCAAACTGGGCAGACATCATCCGTAGAACATTCAACGATGGTGGTGTTGATGAAGTTATCTCAACACGTAGACTTGTACACATTGTTAGAGCATTTGCTATCTGGCATGATCGTATGAAAGCAATCAAAGTTTGCACCAATCGTTTTGATGACGAGACAAAGCAATCATTCTTAGAATTATATGATAAGATAGATGCAGATGTAGTTCCAAACGAGGTAAAAGATGAGCAAACCGTTTGATGGTTATCTTGGACACATCCTCCGTCTTAAGGACGGTAGGAGTGTTCGCATCTTAGGAGATGCAGGAGAGGAGTGGAAACCAACACATAAAATAAATGTTGTTGACCTTGACGGAAATGAATTTCAATGTTATCATAGTGATATAGATCATGTATGGAGTGAGAATTGAAATACAATGAGCAAGAAATCCTTGATGAGATTTCTGACTACATCTCCAATACCTACAGTGCACACTATAGTCAAAATGATGGAGTTCAAACTCTTGACCTTATTGATGCTATAGGTGATGCAGAAGCATTCTGTAGATCAAACATACTTAAATATGCTTCACGATATGACAAGAAGGGTACAGCAAAGAAAGACATCTTTAAAGTTGTTCACTACGCAGTATTACTTCTACATTTTCACAATAAATCTACATCATGAGTAAAGTTACTTTATCTAAAAAAACATTAGACGTTCTTAAAAACTTTTCGACTATCAATTCATCAATTGTATTTCGACAGGGTTCAACAGTTAGAACTATATCTAATGCAGAAAACATTCTAGCAAAATTTACAGGTGAGGAAGTATTTCCTACTGACTTTGCAATCTATGATTTAAGTCAGTTCTTGATGGGTATATCTTTGTTCAATGATCCACAGTTAGAGTTTACAAGTAAAGATTTTGTAAACATCAAAGGTGGTCGTCAATGTGCAAAGTATTATTTTTCTGATCCTGAGATCACATTGAAGAGTGCACCAGAAAAGAATGTAAAATTTCCTGGTTCTGATATACAATTTTCTCTTACTGCTGAGGATCTAGTTAATATCCAAAAAGCATCTGCAGTTTATAGTTTACCTGATCTAACTTTTTATTCAGAAGAAGGATCAGATATTATTAAATTAATTTTGAGAGACAAAGAAAATGATACCAGTAATACTTACGATCTCTCTGTCAAGGGTACTGCTACTGGCACCTTTTCTCTTGACCTTAAGATTGAGAACATTCGTGTTCTACCAAGTGACTATGTTGTCAAAGTATCTCAACACTTGATCTCTGAGTGGACAAGTCAAGATGCAGATCTCAAATATTACATTGCCCTTGAACCCGCATGATATTACATAAAATTTTTTATGTTCCTATATTTACTTTTAGATTTGATAAGCATGAAACCTATGACTTTTCTGACATTGCAAGACAGGGAAGAATAGATAGTCGTCCTAAAGGATGGACAACATCTGTCAATTCTACATATCCTTTTATTACTGACAACGATAGATTAGTATCTCCTGATGTCAGAGATAATTTGATAAAAGATTTATCTGAACAAATTAAAAAACTTTTTATGTCGAATGGTATACCAGATAAGTTTGTTGTTAATAATTTCTGGTATAATGTATATCATGAGAATCAAGGGCAAGAACCACATACACACTTGACAGGTTGTATGGAAAAAACACCGTACTGGTGTGGTATCTATTATAATAAAGGTGCTACACCTACAACGTTTTTCCGTCCAGATTCTAACAACAGAGTTCATCAGTTTCCATATAACAGTGGAGACTTTCAAGAATACTTTGCTGATAGTTTACAACCAAATTTACATGATGGGGATGTAATCTTATTCCCACCATATTTGAAGCATTGCGTTGACTTGACAACCAGTGCTAATATGAGATTGACATTTTCTTTCAATTTACTTTTACATAATGAGCAAAGAGTTCCTTTGGGTTGAGAAGTATCGACCTAACAAAGTCAAAGATTGTATCCTACCAGATACAACACGTAATGTCTTCCAAGGTTTTGTTGAACAAGGAGAACTACCTAACTTGCTATTGAGTGGCACAGCAGGAGTGGGTAAGACCACTATTGCTAAGGCAATGTGCGAAGAGATAGGAGCATCATACATTGTCATCAATGGATCTGACGAAGGTCGTTTTCTGGACACAGTTAGAAATCGTGTAAGACAGTTTGCTACAACTGTATCATTGACATCAGGTGCATCACATAAAGTTGTTATCATTGACGAAGCAGATAACACCACTAATGATGTACAACTGTCATTGAGAACTGCTGTAGAAGAGTTTCATAACAACTGTCGTTTTATATTCACATGTAATTTCATTAATAAGATTATTGAACCATTACATTCTAGATGTACAGTTGTTGATTTTAGAATCAAACCTGACGAATCACAAAAGTTACAGGCATCATTCTTCCAAAGATTGATGCAAATACTTGCTTCTGAAAAAGTAAAGTATGAACAAAAAGTTATCGCAAAATTAATCAAGAGATATTATCCTGATTGGAGACGATTGATTAATGAATGTCAACGCTATGCTGCCACAGGAAATATTGACTCTGCTATTCTTGTAGATGTTGCTGATGTAAATTTAGACACATTACTAAAAGCATTGAAGTCAAAACATTTTTCTGTTGTTAAGAACTGGGTTGTACAACATATGGACAATGATCCTACTATGGTCATGCGTAAGATATATGACAGTTTATATGATGTATTGAAACCATCCTCTATACCAGAAGCAGTTTTAATCATTGCAAAGTATATGAACAGTATTCCTATTGTTCCTGACCAAGAGATAAATTTGTTAGCATGTCTAACAGAAGTTATGATGAGTTGTGAATTCAAATGATTACACCAAAAGTAAAAAGTTTAAAATCATACAAAACACCACTTAGATATCCTGGTGGTAAGTCTAGAGCATTGTCTAAAATATTTCAGTTTGCTCCTAATCTAACTAAGATCAAACAGTATCGTGAACCATTCTTAGGTGGAGGTTCTGTAGCATTAGAGATGTCTAAAAGATATCCTTTGATGGATATCTGGGTAAATGATTTGTATGAACCATTGTACAATTTCTGGTGTGTATTACAACATGACGTAGATGAACTTTATGAAACATTATTTGATTTAAAATCTGTATACTGTAATCAAGATGCAGCACGATGTTTGTTTGATGCTATGAAAGAAGCAATCAACAACAAAGATATATCTGATGTTGAACGTGCAGTTGCATTCTATGTTGTAAACAAATGTAGTTTCAGTGGTCTTACAGAATCATCATCATTCTCAGCACAGGCATCAGATTCAAATTTTTCTATTAATGGAATCAATAAACTTATTGAGTACTCACATATGATAGAGAGATGGACTATAACAAATCTTTCATACGAAGAATTACTAACTGATGATAAAGATGTATTTTTATATCTAGATCCACCATATGATATCAAAGATAATCTATATGGAAAATCAGGTGATATGCATAAGAGATTTGATCATGATGACTTTGCTAAACAATGTGATCATCATACATCACCTATGTTAATATCTTATAATTCAGATCAGATTGTAAAGGATAGATTTAAAGAATGGTCAGTCTCGGAATTCGCACACACCTATACAATGAGGTCTGTGGGATGCTATAATACAGAACAAGCATCAAGAAAAGAATTAGTTTTATTAAATTATGATTTGCCAAGTGACTCTCTATAAAGCAGGAACTGTCTTCAAAGAAGAAGTTGTTGCAAAAGATTACGATGATGCTCGTCAAGTTGCTATCGCTAGGAATCCTAACGCTAGAATAGTAAGTGTGACAGCAAAATTATGAATATATTTGTAACAGATCCATCACCAACTACATCCGCTAGACATCTACCTGACAAGCATATTGTTAAGATGCCTCTAGAAACCTGTCAGATGCTTTCTATTGTATGTTCTGACAAGTGGGGTCATAGTTACGGTGACCTACATCGTCTTGATGGTCAAGCATACAAGACAGAGAAAGGTGCATTTCGTAATCATCCATGTACCATATGGGCAAACTCTTGCCTAGAAAATACATGGTGGTTACTTGCACATGGTCTTGCTCTTTGCAATGAGTATGAGCATCGCTATGGCAAGACACATAGTTGCGAGAAGACATTGATAGAAGCAACAACTATCATACCTTCTGCACCTAGTCCATACTTACCATCATCATTTACATTTGCAGGTCCTGATGAGTTCAAATATGATACAAGTATTGACATCTTCACTGCATACAAACGCTATGTTGCATCTAAACCTTGGGTTGCTACCAACTATCTTCGTGACCCATCACGCAAACCAGATTGGGTACTATAAATTATGACTTCAGTTTTTGAATTACAACTTGCAAAAAACTTTTTGTTTAGTGCATGTCCACCAGTATATACTTTACCTGGTACTTGGAATAATCCAGAAAAGATTGCTAAATGTAATGAGACACTCATACCTCATTTAACTTTAAATCCTAACATTACATTTGCTGTATCCATAGCAGTGATTACAGTGTTACTAGCAGGGTATGGAATCTATAAAGGATTCTTTGCTAACGAAGGTCTCTCAGATCCATGGGATGATCATGATGACTAAGTTAATTGAGAAAGATGATCCACAATGGTTTGCACAGACAAGTGATAAACTATATGATCGTCATCATTACAAAATAGTTTCTAAACACTATGCTACTTTTATTGTAAAATCTTGGAATGAAGTTCAAGAGTGGTGGTGGAATCATTGCAATATGTTTGGTTTTGATGCTAGGATAGAAGTCTTAGACATACCAAAATCTAATAAAGGTTTTAAATAATGACTAAACTGTGGGAGATATGGAAGTATGCACTCGGATCATTCTCAGACGACAGAACAAAAGAGTATGACAATTACGTTGTTGTGGTACGGACTATTATATTTGTCAGTTACCTCATCACTAATTGCTTTATTATTAGCGGAGTAATCCGACACTGGAACAATGTACCAACTGAAAGACTATCTATACAGCATCAACCAATCAAAGAAGAGTATTTGTACATGTGATACAGATGCAGAAAAAAAGTATCCTGCATTTGTAGTAAATAGATGTCTTAGTTCCTTCACTGATACTGTCTTGTTTGCTAATGAGATGAACAAAAATCCTCACTTACCAAACAAGATGCAATATGATTTTTTTCTAAATAGTGTTAAACCAAGGAAAAGATTTTCTCCTTGGGCTAGAAAAGATTCTATTGATTATCTTGATGTAGTTAAAGAGTATTATGGTTATAATGATGACAAAGCTCTCCAAGCACTTAGGATTCTCACCAAGAATCAACTAGATAAAATATCATATCTATTGAGAAAAGGTGGTAACAATGGCAAGCGAGATTGAGGTTTCTTGGAAACAATCAGACATGGTTGAGGTCACATTAGGTGAACCTGATGATTTCCTTAAAGTAAGAGAAACATTAACTAGAATAGGTGTTGCTTCTAGGAAAGAAAAAAAGATATACCAGTCATGTCATATACTACACAAACAAGGCAAGTATTATATCGTACACTTTAAAGAATTATTTGCTTTAGATGGTAAACATACTAATTTTTCTAGTAATGATCTTCAAAGAAGAAATAGGATAGCAAAGTTGTTATCTGATTGGGGATTGATTACTATTGTTAATGAGAGTCAAGTAGAAGATCTTGCTCCATTAAATCAAATCAAAGTATTAAGTTTCAAGGATAAAAATAATTGGACTCTTGAATCCAAATACAACATCGGTAGAAAAAAACAAGAGGATTAATGGAAAATCACCCTACTAGGGTTCGTTATGACAATCCAAAAATGTATAGATGGACGAGTTGGGATGCTAACACACCTTTCGCTCCATCTTTTGATATACCAGTTTATATTGATGACTGTGGTAATTCAATTACAAAAGATTTAGTTGAATTATTGGTAACAAATAATATAGGTAGTAGAGAAACTTGGACAAAATATAATATTTTTTCTAGAAAAGAGTTTGTAGTTGGTCTTCTTTTAGATAGAATCTATCAAGTTTATACTGATTATATGATAGAACTAAAAAAAGATCCATTACCAAAAGATAAATTATGGATTCGTGGATGGGGTATAAAATTAAATGAAGATGAAGGTATACCACATCATGCACATTCATTTCATGAAAATACTTATCTAAGTGGTAATATTTCTTTATCTAATTTAGATACTACAACTGATTATTATTTTCCATACATAGGATGGTATTTTGATTACTGGGAATTAGAAAATAAATTTGGTAAAATGGTTCTTTTTCCTTCTTGGTTAGAACATAAAGTTCAACCTAATATTACAGGAGAGGTACGGTTCTCACTAGGATTTGATATGTTTACAGAACATACTATGAATTATGTTAGTGATAACCGAAATTCTTCTTCGGTACTCCAGAATATTATTATGTTGTCAGAACGAATGGATCATGTTTAAATAGTATTGTGATGCCTACAGGGTCACATAAACTACAAGTCGCTTTTAGGAGGACACAAAAATGGTCACATTTGACTGGGAAACCTATACCCCTTACATGTTAGGATTTGAAAATGACATCAAGAGACTCACAAGATTACAGGCTTTATCAGCAGGTGGAACAAATTACCCACCTTACAACATTGCTACAGGATCTAATAACAGAACCATTCTGGAAGTCGCTCTTGCTGGATTTTCAAGAAAAGATATTGAAGTCTCAACGGAAGAAGGAGTTCTAACAGTATCAGCATCACCAGATGCAGAAGTAGATAAAGTATATTCTCATAAGGGAATTGCTACTAGATCTTTTAGTAAGAACTGGCAACTGGGTGAAGATGTTGAAGTTGAGTCTGTCACATATAAAGATGGATTACTTACAGTGGTACTAGAGAAATTTGTACCAGAAGAGAAAAAGAAAAAGATTTGGTTCTCAGAGAAAAAGGGATCTCTGAAAGGATCTAAATAAAATATCAAGGGGTGCTTGACACCCCTCTTTTTATTTGCTATACTATAAAAAAGGTTTGTTAAATTATGACAGAAACACCTACAAAAATTGAACATAATATTCGTGTTATTCATGTTATTACAGGTGAGCATATTATATGCAATTTTGGACAGATAAGAGAAGATGATAAGTTTGTTGCATATCAACTTTTATATCCTCTATCATTGTCTTTGAGTGAAGGAGATGAAGGACAATTCAATGTGACTTATCGCAGATGGAATCCTTATACACCATATGAGGATCATAGAATTAATCCTACCTCAGTTCTTTCAGCAATGCCACCAGCAGATGACATTTTAAAAAATTATGTTGGAAAACTAGCAGAAGCACAAATTGATTTGTCTTTCTTGCCAAACAAAGGAAAAGATATTTTAGGAATTACAGATGGAGAACAAGAACCTACAGGTGCTACTACTGAAGGACCAGTGGCTACTAGCACAAGTGGAGGAAATTGACGGAGCACAGTTTGGTGATCCTGATTGTATTCTAGTTAATCCTATGTTAATAGAGGGTGATAATCTTAAAGATTGGTTACCTTTTGCTGATAGTAAGGAGACAGTTGTAAGATCCTCTGATATAATAACTTTCGTAGAACCTAGCAGAGATATACTCTCTAAGTATTACAGTAGTAAAACTATTGAACCAGAAGTCCTTAACGAATGAAGTTCTATACTAATGTTGAACAGGCAGGTAACCGTCTTTTAGTACGTGGGTACGAGGGCGGTTCTCCTTTTTCCTATAGGGTTTCTTATAATCCTACACTTTATGTTGCTAGTAAGAATTACTCTGATTGGAAAACTCTTGAAGGTGATTGTGTTGAACCCCTAAAATTAGGATCAATCAATGATGCTAAAGAATTTATTAAGAAATACAGAGAGGTTGATGACTTTGATATCTATGGTAACACTCGGTATCTTTATCAGTATATTGTAGAAGAGCATCCAGAAGATGAGATTCGTTATGATACTTCAAAGATTCGTATCTTTAACATTGATATTGAAACTGCTGCTGAGAATGGATTTCCTGATATAGAATCAGCAGACCAAGAGATCCTAGCGATCAGTATTAAAGACTCTTATACTGGTCGTATTGTTGTCTTTGGTGCTAGACCATTTGATAATACAGATTCTGAAGTAGATTACATGCATTTTAGAACTGAAGAGTCTATGATGTCTGCCTTTTTACAATACTGGAATGAAAATTATCCTGATGTTATTACGGGTTGGAACGTACAGTTGTTTGATATTCCCTATATCGCTCGGCGTGTTACTAGGATTCTTGGTGAGAAAGCTGCTAAATCTCTTAGCCCGTGGAAGCTTATTTCTTCTAGAGAAATTTACATTAAAGGAAGAAAACAGATCGCTTATGATCTTCCAGGCATTTCTACGTTGGATTACCTTGAATTATACAGAAAATTCACTTATACAAACCAAGAAAGTTATCGCCTTGATCACATCTGTTTGGTTGAACTTGGGGAAAGAAAGTTAGATCACTCTGAGTATGATACTTTCAAAGAGTTCTATGAAAAGAACTGGCAAAAGTTTATTGAATATAACATCCACGATGTTAGATTGGTAGATAAACTTGATAACAAAATGAAACTACTTGATCTAGCATTTACTATGGCATATGATGCTAAAGTAAACTATGAGGATGTATTTTCACAGGTAAGAATGTGGGACAACTACATCTATTGTGAATTAAACAAACGTAAGATTGCTATTCCTCCTAAAAGGGATGCACTAAAAGATGCAAAATATGCAGGTGCTTATGTCAAAGAACCAAAAACAGGACGCTATGATTGGGTGGTTAATTTTGACCTCAATAGTCTGTATCCTCATCTCATTATGCAATATAATATTTCCCCAGAGACGCTCACAGATGACAGACATCCAACAGTTACAGTTGATAAAATACTTCAACAAGAAGTAGAAATAGATGGTGACCTTGCTGTGTGTGCCAATGGAGCACAGTACAGGAGAGATATACAAGGGTTCTTGCCTTTGATGATGCAAAAGATGTATGACTCTAGGGTCATCTTCAAGAAGAAAATGATCAAGGCAAAGCAACAGTATGAAAAAACTCCTACTGTTGAACTGATGAAAGAGATTTCTCGCTGTAATAATATACAGATGGCAAAGAAGATCTCCTTAAATAGTGCCTATGGTGCTATTGGTAATGAACACTTCCGTTATTATCGTCTTGCAAATGCTGAAGCAATTACTCTATCAGGACAAGTTTCTATCCGTTGGATAGAGAACAAGATGAATGCTTATCTAAATAAACTGCTCACGACAGACAAGGTAGATTATGTCATTGCATCCGACACCGACTCAATATATCTTAATCTCGGACCTGTTGTTGATAAATTTTTTAGTAATAAGTCTGACGATAAGAATAAAATTGTTGAGTTACTTGATAAGGTCTGTAAAGATAAATTGGAACCGTTTATTAATGCATCGTATGAAGAATTGGCAACGTATGTTAATGCGTATGATCAAAAAATGATTATGAAACGTGAAAATATTGCAGATCGTGGTATATGGACAGCAAAAAAGAGATACATATTAAATGTATGGGACTCTGAGGGAGTCAGATATAAAGAACCCAAGATGAAAATTATGGGTCTGGAAACAGCGAGGTCTTCAACACCTCAATATTTTAGGGACAAGTTATATGCAGCTTTTAAGATCATTATCAGCAAAACAAATGATGAACTTATCACTTTTGTCAATGGTGTCAGAACAGAAACAAAAGAGCAAGGAACAGAAGGAGTCGCCTTCCCCAGAGGAGTTAACAACCTTGAAAAGTACCGCAGCAGAACTGACATCTATTGCAAAGGAACACCCATCCACGTCAGAGGAGCACTCCTCTACAACGATTTCGTCAGAAAAAACAAGTTAGAACATAAGTATCCATATATTCAAGAGGGAGAAAAGATCAAGTTCATTTACCTAAAGACACCAAATCCATTACATGAGAATTGTGTGTCATTTTTTAGCACTATCCCACCAGAAATGAACCTTGACAAATATGTTGACTATCAGTTACAATTTGAAAAGAGTTTCTTAGAACCTCTCAAAAATGTGCTACAATGTGTGGGATGGACACACGAAAAGAAAATAACAATAGGGAGTTTCTTCGCATGAGTAAAACGGTTTGGACAGTAACGTATCAGGATAATCAAGTGGAAGCACTTAATGCTGAACAAGTGAAAGTTTTTGAAGACCGTGAAGCTGCTAGGTTTTATGCTCTTGAATTGTCAAAAAAATATGATTATATTAATATGTACGAAAGTGAGGTTACAGACACATGGGTTTCTTAGATACAGTAATTAAAGATAGTGGAAATGAATTTGCAAGTAAGGTTAGTGATGGAGTGGCTGCAGGAGATACATCCTCTTTTGTTGATACTGGCTCTTACATTTTCAACGCTGTCGTTAGTGGTTCTTTATTTGGAGGTATTCCATCCAACAAAGTCACTGCATTGGCAGGAGAATCCTCAACAGGAAAAACTTTCTTTGCCCTTAGCGTTGTACGTAACTTTCTTGATAACAATAGCAACGGTGGGGTTATTTACTTTGAGTCTGAATCTGCTCTCAGTAAAGATATAATTGAAACTAGAGGAATTGATTCAAAA